ATGACCACCAGCCTGCACGACTCCCCCCCATCCGGCCGGACGGGGGTTTCTTGGCGTCTGCGCCCGGCCCCGGCTGTTGGCGCGTCAGCGCCTTCCGCCCGTGCTGTAACACGGGTGGAAAGTTCATCCACCACGCCCCGCTCAGATCGCGCCGCAAAAATCGATTGGCTTAACGCCACGTTCGATCACCCCGCCATGACGATTCACGGTCTGGTGCAGTTCATCAGCGCAATCATGAACGGCATGGTTACCACGCAGCTTGATGGTGGCCTGTTCGGTTTCACCGAGCGCCATCGCATGACCGCACATTTGCCCGATGGTTCACGTGTCGAGATCGGCTCCATTGCCCTCGGCGGCGATAGCCAAAAGGGTCGCTGGTTACTCCAGCTCAACGGCAAGGGCTGCGGCCTTATCAACGACTGGCACAGCCTTCAAGAGCTGTTGCAGGGCCTGCAGGCCGAACTTTCACGCGTCGACCTGGCGGTGGACTTCCTTGAGGGTGAATTCACGGTGGACGATGCCGTGACCCTCTACGACCAGGGCGCATTCATCAATCGTGGGCGAAATCCTGAACTGGACACACAGGGCGCCTGGCACGAAAGCGGCACCAAGGGGCGAACTATGTACATCGGCAAGCTCAAGAACGGTAAGACGCTTTGCGTCTACGAAAAGGGTCGGCAGCTCAACATGCCCGACAGCAACTGGACCCGCTTCGAGGTCCGTCTTGGCAATCGGGACCGCGTGATACCGCTCGACATCCTCACTGAGCCGGATCGTTTCTTCACGGGTGCATATCCCGCACTTGCCCACATGCTTGAAGCGGCCGCCGAGACCATTCCGACCGTTCAGGAAGAAACCAAGGGAAGCCTGGCACACGGTCTCTACCACCTGGAGCGCTGCTACGGCAAATACATGCACCAGGCGCTCGAAATCACGGGCTGCAGCACCTCTGAGTTGATCGAGGAAGTGCGCGTCATAGGAATGCCCAAAAGGGTAGACCCCGCCGGCGGGAGTGCCGGCCTCCAGTGGCCGGAGTTGCAGGCCCAAATCCAGAGGATCAGACCATCATGAACGCACCCGCTACTTCCCCAACTCAGGGAGCCGCCCGCACCCCTGCATTTATGCAGGTCACCATCAAGGGCCGTGTGGACGCACGCCGCCGCCACGACAAGACCACCTATACGCGCATCGTCACGCCTGCTCCAGATCCCTATAGCCGCCCTCAGACGGTAGAGGTCCGCAGCAAGGGTGCGCTGGGCCAGGTCGGCGACGAAATCGTTGTCCAGGCCCTGCTCGGCGGCTACACACGCAAGCCCTTCCGCAGCATGGACAAAGACACCGGCGAAACCTTGATGGTCACGCCCGTGGATCTGACGTTGGATGCGGTCGAGTAACACCATGTCATCTGACCAGGTCGAACTCATTCTCGACGCCTTTGGCCTGCTGTCGTTTTGCTTCGGCTTCGTCGGCGCTGCCTGCTTTCTGCTCTTGATCGGTTCCATTGACTTTGCGACGGACTGCTATATGGAATTGCAAGAGCGCCGCGAGCGGATCGCGGCAGCACGCCACCGTGCATCGGCAGTACAGGCAAGCGGCAGCGCGCCAGGCGCCCTAGAGCGAGCCTGCGAGCTCATGGGCGACGGGCGCACCTCGGAGGCCTGATGTACTGCATGCAGCCCGGCGTGTCCGCGATCACAGAGGTGCCCTGCGACACCCCGGACGCGCTCGTGGTTGTCACGCGGCTTGAGCTCCAGCAGCTCAGCCCGTTCTATCTGGATATTGAATCAGCGGTGGCGATTGGGGGGGCCACCCTGCTCGTGATGGCCGTGGCGTTTGTGCTGCGTGCTGCGCGTAAATCCCTCGAAGAAGAAAGCTAAACATGAACTCCAACGTTGTGAAACGCTGTGCCCTGGCTGTTACGACTCCTGCCCACAAGCTGGCCCGCAAGGCTGGCGCGTCGGTGGCTCGTCTCTCGGTTGTGGGCGGTGCTATGGCTGCTGCTGGCGGTGCGCATGCCGCTACGACCACCATCGATACGACTGAGATCGTCGCCACCATCTCCGCAGGTGTCACTGCCATCAGCGCGATTGGTGTTGCCGTGATCAGCCTCGTTGTGGTGATCAAGCTGTACAAGTGGGTTCAGCGCGTCCTGTAAGGGGCTTTTGGGAAGGGGGGTGCCCGTTGGGGTGCCTCCCTTTTTTTCTTCACGCACGGGGGCGCTATGGGCTTTTGGGTACTTCTCTCACTGATTGCGGCAGGGTGCATCCTGTTCTGGCCATGATGCGGTGCGTTGTTGCGTGGGTCCTCGCTTTGCTTTGTGGCTCTGCCTTTGCCAGCTTTCCGCCTACGGCTACTTACAACTGGGAGTTTGGGTCGGCCAGCGGCACAGAAAGTAGTTTTGCCGCTGCTTGTGCGGCGGGCGTTGCTCACGTTCAATCGGGGCAATCTTCTTGCCAGACGAATGGTGTCCCCTGTACTTGGGAGACGCAGAGTAACGGTAGCACCTGCTTTGCGGTTCGTAATGGCAACACCTCGTACCAAATTGCCATTTCCACCTCTGGCCCTCAGTGCCCCTTCGGTAGTAGCGCTACCGGTTCGTCATGCACGTGTATCCCTCCGCTTGTGCAAGTAGGTTATGAGTGCAAGGTCCCTGCGTGTCCCGTTGGCCAGCATGAGGAGGGCGGTGCATGTGTTCCCAACAATTGCTTGCCTGAGCAGACCCGCGTGAATGGTCTTTGCGTCGATCCGCCGCCGTGTCCTGCTGGTCAAACGCGTGTCAATGGTGTCTGTAAGCCCTCCGGCTGTCCTCCTAGGGGGACTGAGTCGGATCAGTGGTATGACCTTGAGTCTCCTGGTACATCGTCTACCTGTCTCTTTAACCCGGTGGATCGCACCTACTGCGTGATGACTGTTTCGCCTCAGGTCATCGCATCATCTGGCGGGCGCACAACGTATATGGGTGGTTATGGCTACTACACGGGGGGCACCTGTGGTCCTTCGGAACCCGGCAAGCCTGCTCCCGTCGATCCTACAAAGCCAAACGGTGACCCTGCGGATGGCACCAAGAAACCCGCTCCCGGTGACCCCAAGCCCGGAGAAAAGCCCTCGGGTGCTGGCGGGGGCAGTGGGAGTGGCAGTCCTCCAAACAACGATGGCACTTGCCCCTCGGGTACTTACAAGTCCGGTGGCTCGTGCTACCCCAAGGACCCGCCCAAGGTTCCCCCGGATGGGGATGGCAAGTGTCCATCTGGGTTCGTGAAGATCGGCGGAGAGTGTGCGGCCACCCAGCCCGCCCCGGACAAGGACCCCGGCGACAAGGACAAGAGCAGTTTCGGCGGTCAGTGTGAGGCCACGTCATGTGAGGGCGATGCAATCCAGTGCGCCATCGTTCGCGAGCAGTACCGCACCAACTGCAAGCTGTTTAACAACGACACCGATACCGGCAGCGTCTTCAATAAGGCTGTAGCCGGTACTGACGGCTTCGGCATGGATGAGCTCAAGGGCAAGGCTACGCAAGTGAGTGTCAGCACATTCGATCAGTCTGGCTTTGGCTGGTCGCACACCTGTCCGGCTGACCCGTCCATCCCGCTCAACTTCGGGCGACAGTCGGAATTCACGATCCCTTTCAGTCGCGTCTGTGGGCCTCTGAGCATCCTGTCGCTCGCGGGCGTGGGCATCACCTTGCTGGGCTCCCTGGTGTGGGTGCTTGGCGGCAAAAACAACCGGGGGTAAGCCATGCCATGGATCGTTTCCGTTCTTCTCGGTGGCTTGTTGCAGATCGCCGGGAGCCTCGTCGGGCGTGTCGTGATCGCGCTCGGCTTCGGCTTCGTGGAATACGTGGGCATCAGCGCGCTCGTCGATTCCGTCAAGGTGCAGGCCACCAGCTTGATCCAGTCGGTAGGGGCGTCGAGCCTTGCTGAGTGGGCGGGCTTCTTCCGCATCGACGTTCATATCTCCATCGTCATCAGCGCCATTGGTGCCAAGGTCCTTCTCTCCGCATTGGGCGGCGACAAGGTACGCAAGCTGGTGCAGAAGTAGGGGCCGCACATGCCAATCAACTTTGTCACCGGGCTCCCCCGGCAAGGTAAAACCCTGTTCACATTCCTGCAGGTGCAGGAGCGGGCTAAAAAGGAAAACCGCCCGGTCTTCTACTGCAATATCCCAGAGGTCACGCTGGAGGGTTGGACCGAGATTGATCACCCCGACAAGTGGCTGGGGTGCCCCAACGATTCAATCATCGTCGTGGATGAGCTGCAGGATTTTTGGGGCATGGCCAGCAGTGCCGCCAAGGTGCCATTCCCCATCTTGGAACTGTCCAAGCATGGCAAGCGGGGCATTGACTTCTACTTCATCACGCAGGACCCCACGCTAGTCCACCAGACCCCGCGCAAGCTCTGCGAGACGCACTACCACGTCGTTCGCGCCTTTGGGTCACAGAATGCCGTTGCCCATAAATTCAAACGCATGCAGACCGACCCCGAGAAGGTCAAAGGCAAGTCGGAGAAATACCCTTGGCGCTACCCCACTGAAGCCTTCGGTAAAAAGGACAAGGCCGGTAACTGGATCACCAAGCCCTGGTACAAGAGCGCAGACGTCCACAACATCAAGCGCGAGATCCCGCTCAAGCTCTGGGCCATTCCTGGCGGTGTGGTGGTGGCTGGGCTTGCTGTGTGGGCAGGCGTGCACTTCTTCGGCGGTGTGATCGACAAGGCCAAGGCCGGGGGCAGCTCTGGCAAGGCGGTTGCCACAGCGCCTGGTGCGCAAGGCGCTCAGTCCCCGGCCAGCCCTGTGCCTGCTGGCCCCATGACGGCAGCGCAGTACGTTGATGCCCGCTCGCCCCGGCTGGCTGACTTCCCGCACACGGCCCCGGCCTACGATCAAGTCACACAGCCCACCGAAGCGCCGTACCCCGCTGCATGTGTCCAGATGGGGAAGACCTGCAAGTGCTATAGCCAGCAAGCCACGCTGCTGCAGGTGAGTGGTGCAGTGTGTCTGCAGATCGTGGCGCAGGGCTTCTTCATGGACTGGCGCAAGCCGGAGCCCACGCGGGAATACCGGCCTGAACTTCGGCATCAAGACCAGCTGGTGCGCACGCCTCAGGCGGTGCCCATGACGGCCCAGGCTCAGCCGGTACAGGCTCCCCCGCCTGGTCAGGCGCCGGTGAGCGGTGGGTATCTGGAATCGCTGGCATTGCGCAATGCCCAGGTGCGCAGCAATCTGCAGTGAACGGGCTCAGCGGAGGATTTCAGAGGAGCTCGTTGAGCTCTGGCAGAAATCTGCAGCGTGCACAAACATGGCCTTTGCTTCCCCAGGGTGGGGTATGGGGCAGCGCCCCATGTTGGAACTGTCCCGCGCAGCGTTCCCGGCGATGTGCTCACAGCGTTTCCAGCGCGCCCAGGCATCCATGCCGGCAGGCAGATTCCACTGCACTGCAGCCACTCGGCGTTTGCGTCTCCACCTGGTTCGCCGCGAGGCAGGGCAGCCGGCCAGGCACAGCCTCAACACGTGCTTGATAGACAGATCTTCCGCGAAGCGGCGCAGCTTTCGCGAAGGGCTTGCCCATCGTCTAGATTCTGTAGCTTTGTGTTGCACATAATCAAGGCATGCTTTTTCTACTTGGACTCGCCTTCTTGAGTTTCGCAGCCGATGCGGACGCGCAGGTCTATCGGTGTGGAAACACATATACCCATCAGCCCTGTCAGGGCGGCCGAGAGATTGACGCATCGCCAGCAGTCAGCAATTTGAACGGGCCCAGCACCACAGTGATTTATCTCTGTCGCGCTAGCCAGGGCGCGCTCTATTGGATCCCGGAGCCTTGTGCGAAGCGAGGGTGGGCTATTGAGCGTACGGAACGAGTTCCGGCCAATGTCCCTTGGGAGGATCAACTGGCTGCTGCCCGCACCCAGCGTGATGAAGCTGCGCGCACAGCTGCTCCACCTCCGGTTTACTACCCCACGGCACCGCAGGCTCCGAGCCGTAAAGAGCAGTGCGCTGCCTACGACGCCGAGGTCGCTCGGCTTGATGCAATGGGCCGCGCCGGTAGCTTGCACTACAGCCTCGAATGGATCAGGGAGCGGCGCCGGGAGGTTCGGGACGCGCAATTTAGGCTTCGCTGCTGATCTTGGCTATCTACGGCTACGCCCGCGTTTCCACTACTGAGCAAAACACGGCTGCACAGCTGGCGGCCTTTCGGCGTGCGGGTATCGAGAGCATCGTTGAAGAGAAGCGCTCAGCTGTGAAGGACCGGCCCGAGCTCGAGAGGCTGTTGCGAGATCTGCAAGCGGGGGACGTTCTCGTGGTCTACAAGCTGGATCGCTTGGCGCGATCGGTGTCTCATTTCGTGAGAGTGTTTGACGCGCTCAAGGCCAAGGGCGTTGGTTTTCGATCGCTCACAGAGTCCATTGAAACCGACACTGCACAGGGGCGCATGTTCCTACACCTGCTGACGGCATTTGCAGAGTTCGAACGGGAGTTGATCAGAGAGCGCTGCCTGGCTGGACAGCGTGCCGCGAGGGCGGCGGGTAAGACTTGGGGGAAGGCGAGGGCGCTGTCGGACGAGGATGTGATTCAGGCTAGCCGTGCATGGCGCAGTGGCTGGTACAAGCAAAGCACCTTGGCAGAGATGCTTGGCGTGTCCACCAGCTGCCTGCGAGACCACATCCATCGCCATGAAGGGCGGGGGCGCTGGATGAAGGGCTTACAGAAGTAA